TAAGATAGACGGCTTATATACCAGACCAGGCAGAGGTAAGCCATCACTTGCGTTCATGCACAAGTCACACTTCGACCTTATACCAGAGTTTCAGAGACTCAAGCGACCAGAGAGCGACATGGAGTTTAGGTCATTGTGTTCTCAGAAGTTTGCTCAGGCATTTTATCAAGCTAACCAATAACATATGGACGATACAACAAACAACACACCACAAGAAGAAGCAGTATTCTCTGAACAGGCATTGGAGGCTGTAGTTGCCACCGAACACGCCACAACAAATGAATTAACTGGAATCCTAAACGGTGTCCCAGTTGCCAGAGAACCGTCACCAGTAACAAGGCAGTCTATACAACGTGGTGTACGTGAACTACTGAACCACTCTGCAAGAACTATAGGCGTACAGACACATGAAGATGCTTTAGAACAGCTTTCTGAAGATATGAGACGAGACCAAGCTATGATAAATGAAAGGCTTGCTTTAGCTGCAGCTAGAGAAAGAGAGAGGCTTGCTAGAGTACAACAAGAAAACAGAAATATAGATGCTGAGAGGGAGGCTCATGAGACACGTCAACACGAAAGGAGTGTTACTGAGCAATTTTGGTCTGTTGAAGAATTTTTTGAATTAAGAGCAGCTAGAGCAGCCCAACCAAACGCACCAACTCGTACTACCCCAACACGTACCAACCGACGTCATTACCTTGAGCCATCTTCTCCAGGAGACTTCTGTGGTCGCTGTGGTGCGTGGGTCAACAGAAGGGATTACCGCTCGCATCAAGATAGTTGCGTTAGTTACTAACCCGTGTATACTTATTATATGTTAGCAACAACAACGTTGTTCTTAGCTCTCGGATATGTAAGGACTTTAGCCCTTTTACAGCCACTCTCTTATTCTCCTTTTCTTGAGAAAGTTGCGATGGAAAGGTGTATGTCTCTCAAGGAGTTTTCTCATGCGAACGTTGACCGTGACGTATGGAAGAAGTTATATAAAAGAAACTCGTACAACAACGCTGAGAACTTAGCGTTTGGGGAGACTGATTCTTACTGGACGATACAGCACTTCGAGAACTCACCATCACACAGAGCAGCAGACCACGGACCATATACGTCTGTGGGTTTTGCTATATGCTCTAACCCCAAGGTAACAGCATCAGCACCAAGGATATACTTTGAAAAGTACAACAAGGTCATCACGACTCAAGATTTTGCATCCGACAAAACCGTTGTTGTCATCTTTGGTACTAACGTCCTTGGTGAAATGGAAAGAAAAATGCCACGTTACACAAATGTATTGTACTTTGCTCGATTCATGCAGTTGATTAAACAAGACACACAAAACTTATCTATAAGGGAAATAAATCCCTAGATATTTGTGTGTAGCTCTTTGAAAATAGAATAGGAGATTCAGATGGAAAAGAAAATCGAAAAGTGCATACGAATGCTCTGGAGTTCTCTTGAATCTCATCTACCTCACTGCTACGGCAAGAGAACACAAAAACAGATAGACGAAGGTAATACCCCAGAGTTTCACCAGCTATGCGTACAAGAGTACGCCATGCTCATCAAGGACATAGCGGAGATGTACCCATGTCAAAGCGATTTGAAGTCTCAACCGAGAAAGTCTGCTGCGACCTCTGCAAAAAGAAAGTCGAGACAAAGAAAAGCTCGAACTTCTTCATAGGAGAGGGGTGGCACATCTGGTTCTTTTGTGGGAAAGAGCATGAAGACCTCTTCGTGCAACTCCACAAACGTAACACTAATCATCTCGTAACTAAACACTAGGAGAAGTCCCATGTCTAAGGAAATCAAGAAGCTAGAAGAGCAAATTGCTCGACTGGAAAAAGAGCACGATGCAATCCTCAAACTCAAGCGTCCTGTAAAGAACGTCGAGATTAAGGCAAGCAGGTCAGGGAATAGCGAAGCTACGGCTATTGTTATCTTCTCTGATTGGCACATCGAAGAGACCGTGAAGCCCTCTACGGTGTTCAACCGCAACAAGTTCAATCTGGACATTGCGGAGCAACGTGCAAAAGAGTGCTTCACAAAGACAGCACGACTGATAAAGAAGGAGCAACAGGATGTGGTCATCAAAGACTGCATCGTGGGTCTGCTCGGCGATTTTATCACTGGTGCTATCCACGATGAGAATCTCGAAACCTGCGCTCTGCGACCTGTGGAGGCAGTCATTCGGGTGCGAAATATCCTACACGCTGGCATTGTATATTTGCTGGCTAATACGGATGTCAACTACACATTCGTTTGCTCGGTCGGGAATTAACTAAATGGTTCCCGTTAAACCTCGCTATATGCTGGAACACCCTAAAGCAAACAGTACTAGAAATAGTGAAAATCTGTTTGATGTAACAATGGGCAATCAGCAGGCAACCTGCGAAAGCAGAGAGTCCCCAACGACTACACGCGAGGACTTGCATAGTTATTCTTCCATGTTAAACTATGTACATGAAGTTCAAAGAAAAACGAAAGTGTTTATTTTGTGATAAGGAGTATATTGCACATAACTGGAGAGCGCAGGTGTGCTCACATAAATGCCATCTCAACCGTCGTAGAAAGTGGAGTGCTAAAAACGGAGATAGAATCCGTGCAAAGCAACGACACGACTATCATAACGGTGGAAAGGTATATTACCGTCAATACGAAAAAACACCCACAGGTTTTCTTATGCGCTTGTATAGGAATATGACCAGCCGTATAAATGGAATCCAAAAAGCTAAGTTCCATCTATACAAAGGAAAGTATTTACTACCAAAAGAGGACTTTTATAAATGGGCACATCGCTCAAAAAAGTTCAAAACAATGTACAAGACATGGAAAGATAATAATTACGATAGAAAACTTACTCCTAGCGTTGATAGGATAGACTCTTCACGAGGATATTCTACCGACAATATGGAGTGGGTGACTCACAGCGAGAATTCTCGTCGTGGGCAACTATCACGATTCGCAAGTATGATATAGTCTGCTCTGCACAGAGATATGCAGAATGAGGCAGAAATGACCTCATCGCCCTACATAGGGTAGTAACAAAACGCATTCACGTATCACACATAAACCCCGTTCGTCAACGGAGCAGGGCAATTCGCTTGAATGGTTCCTCTACCATCAACTCGCCAACGACTTCGTGGCCGAAAAGAGGGTGAAGTTCACTCTTGAGGAGGCGTATCACACTTACCTTACTGTGTACGGTCGGGTGCTACGTTTCCATCACGGTCACAACGTTCGTTACGGCGGAGGGGTCGGTGGTCTTACTATCCCAACGAATAAAGCCATCGCTCAGTGGAATACGGTGTTTCGTGCTGATGTGGACTTCTTTGGTCACCATCATACGTTCACCCTCCACAATAACTTTGTCGTTAACGGCTCGCTCATTGGATACAATGGGTACGCTATCACGATAAAGGCACCATTCGAGAAGCCGAAACAGGCTTTTCTACTGCTCGACAAGGACAGGGGCGTATCTGTATCAATCCCGATACAGTTCTCTGTCTAAGTCACGGGGTTTTCCTGGGTTTCCCTTTAAAAAATCCAGACCAACCTTCAGGAGAAGTGTCATGAAAGGTAAATGCCCGAAGTGCGGATACAAGACCAATGCCTATGGCTGGTGTAGTATTTGCGAGGTATATTGCCGTGTGCGCATCTTCGCTCTCGCCTTACTGCTGTCAGCAGGAACGGTGTGGGCACATGTTCACAACGGCGTTGATTATCGTGGGTGGATGCGCCCCGATATGCCACCTGGTCACTCTTGCTGTAATGACAATGACTGTCACCCAGCAACAGCTCGCCATGTGAATGGTCACTGGGAGGTATTCATTGAGAACCAATGGATACTTGTCCCAGAAGCCAAAATCATCTATAATCTACCCGAGCAACCGATATCACCACATGTGTGTCATATCGGCCTCAACATCTTCTGTTTTGCCGTAGGAGGCGGAATATGAGCTGCGTTATCTGTAAGGACCGTGCATTCTACAACTTCCACCTTGAGAAGAACGGGGACAAAACCTGCTCCCGTGACTGCTCTCGACAGTGGCAAGCTCTGCACGAAGAGCCTTCGTCCATCTCGTACAACCATGCAACGCATAAGTACGAGCATTGCTTCATCGACAGGTTTGGTGACATGTTCATAGTGATTGTTCCTAGCAAACAGCTCGAACTACCACTCCCTGAGCCTGAACCACTCAAACCTCCAATAGGTCACGAGCAAGCTGATGCTTGCCAGTGCAAATCCTGCCGTTAATACAACGGCCACAATAAAGAACCCCCTTGCAAATATCGCTAGGGGGTTCTACTATTCTCGTATGCCAACAATTTTTACTATTAAAAACAAGGAGGTTACTTTTGAGGAGTGGATGGAGTACGCTCAGTCATCGTTCGGTCATTCTTTATATAACAAGTTCATATTCGTTGAACCCGAGAAATATTAAACAGTCTGGGATAACGAGATGCCTACAGAGGCTGATTAAGTGCCTCCTGTAAGTCTTTCTCTTCCTTTGAGAACCTGAGTGCATCCATATTTTGGACGTGCTTGTCTGTTTGTTCTTGTCGGATTCCAATAAACGAAAGTGCTTTATCAATAAGACCAATGGTAAGGTTTGCAAACCTGTCGAGAGCCTGTCCTCCAATCCATGATATGGCCACAACAAACAACCAACTCGACTCCTCACGTCCTGAAAGGTTTGCTATCTCACCACCCATGAGTGCACCAGTCATACCAATGAGTGGTGTAAGAAGTGCCCGTGTAAAGGAGAATGATTCATCCTGCTTATAGTAGATATGATATACCTCTCGTGCCCAGCTTACCAATATACCGATGACAAACGTTGCCAAGATATCGGGGACGTTTACTGCTCGAAAGTAGATTTCAAACTGCTCGTTCAGTGGGTAACGGGAAAGGAAGGCCGTGCTCATATCAGCGTGCTCTAGGACAATCTGTGTTGCTGTTGCAAGTGCTGTGCTTATCATATATATGGTGCAAAATATTTATAAGTATCGACAAGTTTTCCTGCGTCCAACATCTGTAAGACCTTATTCCTTGCTGCTGTTTGCCTTTCCGCAAGACTGCCATTTGTGTTGTAATTTGCCGCAGATATCTCGTTAAGGTTTGCTGTGACAAGCGTGTTGAGGTGTTGTACGGTATGGAGGTGTGGTCCAACGCAAGCGGTTCCTGTTGCTCCTGTGTAGCCTATAATATCTCCCTCATTGTAGTTGCCAGCCTTTACGGGGAACCTCAGATGACAGAACTCGATACCATAGTTCTTGCCTGATGGGTCATTAAATGAATAGATACCCACGTTACCTTTAGGCCCAGACATAATAGGAGTAAACATCTTTCCCTTTGCTGGAGCGTAAATAGGCGTTCCTACAGGCACCTTGTAGTCAGAGCCGATGTGCATACCACCCGTCAACGGGTAAAAAGGAGCCATTGAAGGTTCATACTGAGCAAACCTATTGTGCTCGTTGTAGGTCTTATAGAGTGCTTTTGCAAGGAAGAATTGCATACGCTCATTATAGCATTAGCGTACCCTGTGCTGTCGCTGGAAGTGTATGACCATTTCCCCTCGTTATTGTTGATGGATACCCCGTGTATACTGCACCACGAGTAAAGGCAATATCCGTCGTCCTGAGCCTGAATAGTTGCTGGTTGCCTGTGAGCTGTATTGTTGCATTTGTGGAGACTATAGAAGACACGAAAGATGTGTTGGTCGCACCAGAAAGTGGTCCGTTAATTGATGCTATCTGCTGCGTTGTTGAGCCTGGAAATGTGAACGTTCCGCCTTGGTTTGTAAACGTAAGGTTTGCGATAGTATTTGCCCCAGAGAAAGTAACAGCGTTCGATGTACCGTTAGTGAAGATTACTTTGTTGTATGTCAAACCACCACCAGCAAAGGTTTTTGAGGTGCTTGTTGCATCAGTAACCACAATGAACCCAGAAGCTCCTGAAAAAGTAAGTCCTGTGGTCGTTGCTTGCCCAAAGACAGTACCAGTACTACCAACAGTAAGCGTACCTGTTCCCATAGTGAAAGAGCGTGTATTACTGTTGGAGTTATTGAAGACACCACAAGTCACGTTTTTGTTTTTCATATCAAACGAGCCATTAGTGAGTGTCATTGTTCTTTGAGTAGCAACGAAGCAGTTAAGGTCATCTGCAAGCTCCCAAGAACCACCAACTCCATTGAATGTTATTGGTACAGCCAATTTAACTCCATTTGTTGTTATAGTACCAGTCCCTGATGTTCCGTTAAACGTTACAGTCGCTGATGAGTCCCAATTGGATTGAGTAGCTGAAAGGGTAAGACTCTTTCTAATAAAGAATGAATTCAGGGACATTGAACCAGAGAAACCTGTCATGTTGAAAGAGTCCATGATACAACTACTGCCTGGTGTTATTATGTCAGAGCCAGCAGTAACGTTTACTGTTGGGAGTGCTTTTGTGGTACCCCCTCGTATAGTCCTTGTCCCCGTAGAACCAGAGTAGGTAAAGTTTATAGTGGCAGTTCCTGCATTAAAGGTGAGGTTAGTCTCATTCGATGTGTCCCATACATTACCTCCGCTACCGAATAGGTTGATGGTACTTGAACCAAGAGTAAGGGTTCTTGTATTTGCATTTGATGAGTTAAACGAGTTCGCTGTTATTGTTACGTTGTTGGTATCAAAGGTTCCGCTTAGATGGTTCAATAACTGAGAACCAGATGGTCCACTGAGAGCATCCTGTAAAGTTAAGCTAGTTCCAGCAATAGTTAACCAAGTGGCATTTGTATTAGCAAAAGTATGACCACCAGATGTGAGTGTCTGTGCTGAGTTACCATAGAATATAATTCCATTTATTCCTGCCGTAGTTATATTTGTTCCAACCTTCAAGTTTCCAAAGAAATAAAGTCCACCGTTTGTAAGTGAGAATGTTACAGTCGGGCTGTTAGTCAGCGTAGAAAAATCAACCGTTGGGTATGTGCTATGGTTAACGGTAATAGTTCTTCCTGATGATGTTATTGAGTTTGCATCAAAGACAACGGTATCTTGTGGTAAAGGAATAGATGCTCCCGAAGAACCCCCAGAAGTAGCTGACCACGAAGTTGTAGCCGCCCAGTTACCTCCTGTTGTTGCTACCCAGTACCTGGTCACAGCGGACGTAAAAGTTATACCAGTGCAATTTCCACCATTACCTATATTGCTCCCACTCCAAGAACCTGCTCCAGCTCCTGCAATGTCACAAAAAGTGATGTTGCTTATACTCACGACCGTTGCGCTTATCGTTGACCTAGACCCTGTACGATATAAAGATGAGCCAGAACCAGCTAAAGTAACAACCATACCGAAGCTAGTTGCCGAGCTTCCTGTAATAGTGCAAGTACCCGACACGGTTTGTGTTTCACCAGCGAGCAGTTGTATTCTTCCTGTACTACTTATTGTTAGAGTTAATGTTGTAAATGTATTACTCCCTGTGATAGAAGAAGAACCACCACCAGAGGTTATTGAAAGCACGTTATATGTTAAACCTCCACCCAAAAAAGATGCGTTTCCTAGACTAGGCCCGTTAATAGTTGAGCCAGTTGAGACAAATGTAAGATTTGTTGTTGTGCCTATGTTCCAGCCACCACCAGCTTGTCCAGCAAGAGTAAAGGTTGTTCCTGTAATATTTAAGGTTCGTGCACCAGTACCAGAATAATTTAATTGGCCACCTCCTGAAAACGTAATTGTATTTGCACCCGATACAAACGTACCTGTGTGTGCACCTCCAGTAATAGACTTAACTGTTGGTGAGTAATTAAGGGTTATCGTGCCGCCACCCGAAGAAGCATCAAAAGTCACATCATCGCCACTAACTGGAACAGAGGCTCCACCAGCTCCCCCACTAGAAGCAGACCAATGCGTTGTCGTTGCATTGTCCCATGTTCCTGTGCCTCCAACCCAGAAACGAGCAGCCATACATTAAGCAAAGTTAAAGGCTGGTAATCCGTAATAGAATCCTGTCACCTTGTCGTAACGGAAGGTTATGATATCGACCGAGTTGCCAGCAGTTGAGAGTGTTGGAGCAACACCACCTGACCACTTAACGGCTGCTGGCCATGCAACAGTACGAGAGCCTGCAACATCCTGAACGAGACGTAGGGTAAGTCCAGCACTGCCAATAGGTTCCGTAAATGTCATTGTTATATTTCCCCTAAGTGACTTCACCTGATAGTTTGATTTAGTCCAGTCAACAGCATCAGCAGCGATTGCAATGTCTGGACTAACGTAACTCTGGATTATTGTAGGTGTCAACATGACGCCGTTTTCGTCTATTTGCAATCGTACAGTACCATCACCATCCGTAATGATAACGTTGTTTGAAAGAGTCGCCCCGAGGGAAGTGTCCGCTGCATTACCTCCAATGATAGTGTTTTTAGTACCAGAGGTGATTCCTCTACCAGAACCGTATCCTATGAATGTGTTGTAGTCTGCGCCGTCAGTGACACCCTGGCCTGATGATACACCGACAAATGTAGAGCCAGTCATTGAGTATGAGCCAGCACCTTCACCAGCATAGGTTCCAACAGCTACGTTGTTATTGGCATTTGTACAAAAGAAAAGAGTATTAACTCCAACTGTTGCGTTGCGTGAGCCACCAAGATTTGAGTATAGGGACTCCTCTCCAAATGATGAGTTGAATGAACCTGACGTACTTGATACTTGTGAACCCTCACCAAAAGCGTCGTTATAGAGACCATCAATATTATTCATTAGAGCCTGATACCCAAAAGCAGAGGAGTAACTTGCTGTGGTTGCGTTCTGTAAGGCAGATTCACCAACAGCTGTGTCCATCACTCCAGTTATGGTGCTTGAGAATATATTGTAACCAAGACCTGTGTTATGGGTGTCCTTATTTACTACAATGTACTGTGAGTTGCCACTGTTCCCAGAGTTTCCACTTCCATTTACCTGATAGTACTGGAATGGGTTACCATCCTCACGAAACATCTGTTGCCACGATATCTTGTCCTTTCTACTGAGTTTAGAGTACTCTATCATTATGTCCCTTGCAGAAGGGAAGTTCTTTATTGCTGTCCTTGGGACAATCTCCTTGGTCGCCGCCATCCTTGCCAATACCTCATCGACTATCTCACTAACTGAAGGGGATTTCCCAGCAGGTCCACGGACGTTTGCGATTTTTTGCCAAGTTACCATATAGTTATTATAGCATTAAAAAGAATAGTTATTCCACCACACATCAAAGGATGAAACGTCAATGTTTCTGACACCACCCACGGTTGATGTTATAAGCCCGTTACCAACATATGCTGCCAAAGCAACCGTTGGTATGTTTGTTATTGATGTAGCAACAACGGCGTTGTTTATGGTGAAAGTTGCCATTCCAGCATCGAACTGAATATCAAGAAGCTGATAGTTAGCTGAGTCAACAGCAATCCCCGTGTCTGTGGATGTTTCTACGTCAGCAGAGCGTGTCACAGCAAACCAGTTAGTTGTTGCATTGCATAGGAAGTAGACAGCGTTTGTTGGGTCGCTGTTGTAGTTGGTCACCGAACTTGCGATTCTGTCCGAGAATCCAACCTCCACACGATGTCGTGATGTTCCTGATGTTGTTCTTATGACACTTATACAGTGTGGTGATACGGCTCCAGTTATGTTTATTGTTCCTCCAGTACCCAAGGTTGTACCTTCGCCAGTAGCGAGAGAGCCTGTCGTTGATGCACGAAGACGGATGCCATCAACGCCCTCGACATGTGCTTCAATTGCACCGTCCGTAACTTCACGAAAGGCTAGACCTAAAGCAGCGTTACTCTGGTTACTTGTTATTCCTGTTGGAGAAGCAACACCGTGGAAATTACCACCGATGTGAATTCTTGTGCTGATAGTTTCTCCACTACCAAGAAGTGCCACGTTGCCGTTTATCTTTTCAAATGCAGTAAGAATTGTGTCAGCCGAAGTGACTGAACCTGGCCCAGATACAAAACCAGTAAGAGGTGTCGCTGTCCCAACACCACCAGCACCAATCGAACCCGACAGCTTTTCTATAGCCGTTAGTATAGAGTCTGTTGGCCCAACAGTTCCAACTCGTGTTATGAATGGTGAGAGAACTGTGTTAAGGATATCTTGTGAATTACCCCATAGCTTTTGGATTCCATGCAAAATAGTGTCGGTGGACGTCACGGTTCCTGTCTGCGAAGAAAAGCCAGTAAGAGCAGTGTCTAGTATTGTTTGTGAAGTGGCACCTGTTCCAACCATATTTACTGCTGTGCACCACATGTTAGTGTCCTGGCTTGCTATTGTTAGAGTATCAACAGAAGATGACACTTGGAACTCGACATAATCACCAGCAGTGAACTCATATGTGGTTGTTATAGAGACAGATTCATTTGGGACACCACCACCAGAGTTACCCTCACGCTGTTCGGCTATTGCTGTCGTACCATTAAGCAACACCCTCAAGCCAGTAACTGCGTTAGTTGTTACCAACGCAACACTACTTCCGACTGTATAGATTCCGTTTTCAGGAAACGTTATTTTTGTTGGGTGTTCTGCATCCAAAAGAGAGCTGGTGTCAAAAACCGATGTGTCAAAAGTAACTGTTGTATACCCAGCCAAGTCTCCAACAACAGTAGTTTGAGAACCAGCCTGTGCACGGCATCCTACTGCTGGAGATGGAAGTGAGCCTGACTGAGCACCTCCAGATGAGGTTACTTGGTAATATCCAAAAGGGCTGATGCTCTCTGAGAACATCTGTGTCCAGCTTTTCTTCTGGTTCTTTGGGAGAGCTGCGTACTCATCAAAAATCTCCTTTGCTGTGCGTACTGGTACAACAACCTTCTCAAGCACTTTCTTGGCCACTTCCTCTTCGTTGAGTGGTGGTGTAGGACGTGCTGATACAACAACAGTCTCTTTGGGCAGAGCTTTCTTTTCCTGTATTACCTTTCTCTTTGGTTTTATATTGCCCCAAGCAGACATATATTATTCTTTAGCTTGATAAAGGTCACCTGTTGATTCGTCAATAATCTGGTCGCCATCAGCAGCGTCTTCTGGGAGTTCCTTAACGCTCTTAACCTTCCCACGGAATTTAGCTCCATCCTTACCGTCCTTGTAGTCGATGCCTTTCTTAGGCAACGATTTCTTAGTAACCTCTTCGAGGTGCTTCTGAAACTCATCAAGACGAAGGTTTACCTTTTCCATAATCGAGTTGAAAAAGTCTTGAATATCCTGCTCGTGCATAAAGTCTATACCACGCACAGGTGTCTTACCAGGTTCCCCTTGGTCGCCCTTAAGATGTGTCAGTTGAGACAGGTCCATTCCTCTCAGCCCTTGTAATGCCTCAAGGTTACTATTAAGCTCTACCATCTCGTTGTAGATAGCCAACTTATCGTCCTCCTTATACTTCAATAGTTTTTTTAAATCAGCCATAAAATTAGTATAGCATATATTAGTATATATCTTTTGATTCAGCCACATCGGCCATACCAGACAAGGCACCTATGCGTTGCAGGTGCTTAAGGCTTCCTAGAGTGAGACCATTTACAGGAAGCACTTTCTCTGGATGGATTGGTTTACTTGAGTAAAACTTCATTGCATTATCGTACTTCTCTGTGTGTGGGGTATCTCCTGCGTAGTAATGCTTGATGTATCCCTCACTAGCAGGTAAATATTTCTTAATGGTCTGTGTGTTTGTCTTAGGGTCATAGTTGTGTATAGTCCTTTTCTCATCAAAAATTTTCGCTGCTGTCGCTATTGCCTCCTGGGGTGTATCAGCAGTAAGGTTTGTTCCGTGCCTCTTGTTGTAGTCAGCGAGAGTTGCTTTTCTTATTCCACCAATATATCCGCTTGCACCAGCAAAGTCAGACTTCTTTATTCCCCCAAGCTCAACAGACTTTCCCATCTGCCACTCGCTGTGAAGCAGTGCCTCTATTTCACCTGGCTTCATGCGTGGGTTTTCTGAATATGCCTGAGCAAGAGCTGGCCTCCATGCTTGTGGTACCTCGTTATAGACGTCTGTCTTTGTGTGGTACGCCTTCGTTCCGTCCTCGTTTGGTGTTACCCGTGAAACGGGATAGTCGCCATTAGGAAAAGGGTCTTGCTGTGGTGCAGGAAAACTAATGCTGGGTATCGTCCCAGGGAGTTTTTGCGTTACTTGGACGTTAAGTGGTTCTGATGACATATTATTTTCCTTGAGCTTTCTTGTATGCAATGACAAGGGCTTGTTTGAATCGTGCCTCCTTCTCTGAGATGCTGTGCTTCTTTGCAAGAGTCTTTATAGCCTTCTGGCGTGCGGTACCAACTTCACCCTGTGTGAGTTCTTTAATGTTTTGATGAAAGAATTTGTGTCCTGGGTGTAGTGGCATATTATTGTGGTTTAATGGGGCCTGGCTTAATAAGCTGTAGTTGTTCCATCGGGGTTAATGTCTTCCATACTTCCAGCTTAGCATCTTGGAGTTTCTTGAGCAGAGTAATCATATCGTCCTTAGATATGTTTGAGTTATTTATCTTCTGCTCTATATCAGTGAGTTTTGCAATGGATTCAATGCCAGTCCCCTTAGCATCTCTAATTGCCTTAGTGGCTGTATCAACGTCATACGAAACCCTAGGAGCACCTTCGTGAATACCCTTGTCATTTGCAGGTACTGAAAGCATCTTCTTTTCAAGTGGAACATTCATTGGGATTGGCTTCCTTAAAGGAAGAGCTTCCTGCTCTTTTGGTTTTGTGAGTGCATCTGCCGTAAGACCAATGGCACTTGTTAGTGCTGGTCCAGCAGTTGGGTTTTCAAGACCCTGCGCTGCATAGGTAAGTGCTTGTGGGTTTTTAGTGATGTGTGCAGTAAGAGCACCGAGACCACCAGCACCTACATTCCTAAGGAACATACCGCCACCAAGGAGGAAGGACTCAAGCTGAGTAAGGACAGGTCGGTTCCTTTCTCCAACAGCCTTCTGCACAAGTGCTTTCATGGCCTCCATGCCAAAGTGATAGTCATCGAGAAACTTTCTTGCCTCGGGCACAGCACGGTTGATTTGCTTGCGAAGAGCTTCTGACTTCTCAGCGAGCGATAGCTGTTGCATAGAGAGTGGCGTATTTGAGTTCTGGAATGACGATGCCATACGAAGTGAATCGAGGACACGACGAGCCTTGAGGAGGCTTTCTGCTGTCATTGACCCACCATTGTCTTCAAGCTCCTGTAATATTTTACCTACGGGTCCTGAAATCTTGCCGAGGTCTATTTGCTTGTAGGTATCGTAAATATCCTTGAGTGTGTCTTTGATTCGTGGGTCGATGGCGAAAAGCGTATTACCCTTGGCTCTCACAGCATCAAGGATGCCCTGCTCTGACCTCTGTATCGTGTTGTTGGTGAGCTGTGCCATTGTATCAAGACTACCCTTCATACCCCGTCGAAGAGCCTCTTCCGCAAGAGGTTCATTCACCACAAAACCTCCTTCAACTTTTTTAATGATTCCGTCAGTGACGTATGAGTTAAACAGCTCTGGGTTTGTTGCTTTAAGTTCCAGTGGGTTTATCTTATTCGTGAAGACATCCAACATCTCGCTCTTGTTGGTCTTGAATATCTGGCTCATGAGAAATTCAGGAATGTGGAATGCACGGAGTGTTGAGCCTACAGCACCGAGTGCTCCTCTAAAAAGAGTTCCACCAATAGCGGCGTTCTCGGCCGAGTTAACATCACCTCCTGTCTTTGCAAACTGAACAGCACCAGACAATCCACCTTGAACGAGTGCCCTCGATGCCGTGTCCGCTGCACCACCCATAAACCTAGCTACCCTACCTGCATTAGATAAGTCAGGAAGAAGGTTTGCCACACCCTTTGCAGCGATATTCTCTCCAATAGAACCCAGCTTACCGAGGCTTCCTGCTTTTGTTACAGGGATGAAAAACTCACCTATGTTCTCTATTCCTGCACCAATGCTCTGGGGGATGTTATGTGTTTGGCTCTTTTCCGTTATGTAGTCCTGTAGTGCCTTGTATTGTGGGTTTGTTGGAAATGGCTCAGCACCAATGTTCTTAGAAAGAAAGGCGTCCGTGTTTTGTCCGAGCTTCATGAGTCCACTAACGGTTCCTGCTGCACCCTTAGCAATACCCTTAAGAACATCTCCACCAAAGGAAAGCACTTTTCCAGGTACTGTTTCTGGAGGAGTATATCCTGGGGTCGTTCCAGGAAGTGATGATGGTGCTAGAGGACCAACCCCAGGCACTGTTCCTGGGAGTGTTGGTTTTATCATTGGTATTGGTTGTTTTGGCATAGGTTTATTGTGGTATCCAGCTCGAACCGTCTGACTTATAAGTATAACCGTCATTGTCAGTTGCTACTGTGCCTGATGGTGCATATGACGGAAGCCCATTGTAACCATCACCACCTCCAGAGCCATTATTACCTTCTGCGTTAGACGTAGCCTTCACTGTCGTTGAGTAGTCACGAAGAGAAGGAGCTTGTCCTGAAGCCGCTGCTTGCATTTGCTCTTGGTACTGCTTAGTTTTCTCTTCATAGAGTCCCTTCTGACTCTGATAGATTTTCTTACCAGCTTCTTTAATACGTTTAATGGCCTGAGATGTAAGGAAGGCAGTTCCTCCAGTAAGAACACGCTCTGCATCCTGCGCAGTCATACCAAGCTCACCCATAGCATACCTCTTGGCTGTGTCGTACTCAGTCTCACGAACGGCAGATGTTGGGTCGTTGATTTTAGAGAGTGCGTAAATGAGTGACTGTTGTTCGGAACCAGAGGTTGAGTTTTCTGGTATTGAAAGCATTTTATTGTAGCCCTCAGCAACTGTGTTGAAGTTCCTTACGATAGGCTCGTTGTCGTACTGATTGTTGATTCTGTCCATTCGGCTCATTACCTGATACTGAGACATGGAGTTGCCACTACCGCTTGCTTTTGCTTTGCGATTTGCATCCTCATTCTGGTATTGCTCATAGGTACCCTTGTATCCTTGTGAAACTGCGTACTGGTACTCCTGAATGCTCCCTGTGACACCAGTGGTCTTCTGAGGAATCATTCCAGCAACAGCGACATATGCCGCCATCGGGTCTGAAGCTGTGAAAACAGCAAGTGCAGCCTGGTTCTTTTCATCAGGAGAAAGCCCACTCTCAAGAATTGTCTTAAGGAGGTCTTGCTTTGCCGTAGTGTCCTGCTCCTGCTTCTTTATAACGGCAGCTTGCTGGTCAGCAGTAATTTTTGCTATTGCGTCAGAGGTCTTCTGGAGTTCGTCACTGCGAGCCTTGTAAACGTCATAGAGTTGAGAGTAAGCCTTTTCCATCTCAGCGACCTTACCATCCTGAATACTCTTCCTTAGTTCTGCCATAGTCTTAACACTTGTAGCATCGTACATAGCAAGTTTCGCAGCACTCTCTCCAGCAATCTGCTGGGTATACATTGCCGCCTCCAGTGGAGAACGGCGTGAGATGCCACGCTGTGCCAAGTACTCAGAAGCCTGTCCTTGAGTAGCGGTCAACTGCTTAACAAGAAGTTGTTTCTGTGAGTCGAGGTTTGCTTGTGTAGCAGATATTATTTGCTGTTCCTCAGAGGTATAGGGAAGGGCTGTCTGTCCAGTCTTTATCTTGTTTATATAGTCAGTAAGGTCCTTGCCGATAGAATCAATTTTTGAACTTATATCAACCTGTTGCTTCTGTATCTCGTCCATCTTCTGTTTGTTCTCATCAACAGGTGCTGGGGTTGTAGGTTCTGATGCTTCGGCAATCTGCTTATCAATAGGAGAAAGCGTAGGTTGGGTTGCCTGAGTCTGGTCTTGGTTTGGTTGTGCTTGTGTCGTTTGTTGTGGCTGTGGTGGAACCTGGGGGGTCGTCATATATGACATCGTACTGTTGATGTCGTTGATTCTATTCTTTGAAGCCTGTGGAGTTATAACCGTTGGTGTCTTAACAGGCTCCGTAGAAAGTGGTTGAGCAATTGGCTGTGGAGGAGTCCACACAAGAGCCTGGGTGTTTGGTTGTGAGTTACCAGTAACCTGTGCGAGGTTTAGAGGAGTCTTAACAGCCGTCCCGTAATTGAGGGCTGGAGTATTAGGCTGTGAGTTACCAGTAACCTGTGCAAGGTTTAGAGGCGTCTTTGTCACCGTCCCGTAGTTGAGGGCTGATGAGTTAGCAGGTGCAAGGTTATTTGAAGGCATATATTAAACAAAATTAACATTCTTTGCTATGAATGAGAAACCAGATGCTCCACCACCACCGCCACCAGTCGTACCAGCACCACCACCTCCACCTGGAGTAGTGTTCAGGAAGAATCCACCACCGCCTCCACCGTCTCCCTGACCAGCACCTCCGTGTGCTCCTGAACCACCATCTCCACCATTACCATTTGAGCCAGTGCCACTGCCACCTGTACCACCAGTACTTCCTTGTCCCGTTCCACCATTACCTCCCTTAACATTAACAGTTCCTGTCACTACAGCAATGGTTCCATACAAGCACATAAACATACCACCAGAACCACCACCATTACCTCCAGAGGTTGCATTTCCATTACCACCGTCAGTACCAGCAACAGAGATTCCGTTCGTTGTACTGAAGTTAAAACTACCAGCGATTTCTAGGTACAAGCCACCGCCACCACGTCCAGCAGAGCCAGCGTTGTTATATCCCTTACCTCCAGGACTTCCTACACCGAGAGGAATTCCCTTAAGAGCAGTTAGCACTGAAACCATGTCAGAAGAAGCGTCTGGCTTGATACCGCCAGTTCCTGGGGTTGAGTATGCCCCATCAACACCGTAGTTTGATTTCGTGAAGAGTGTAGAAACGCCAGGGTATCCGTATGATGCACCAAGGCCAGCAACAGAAAGCATTGGTGCTGCTGACGAACTAAAAGTCGTGCTTCCAGAGCACTTAAGGATAACGTATGAACCTTCTGCGTGTGGGTTGATGAATGAAAGAGCACCAGTTCCTGTGATGTTGAGGTTGACGTAGTTCTTGACAACGTAACGTGCACCTGCGAGGTCAATTGTTGTTGTACCTGAGCTTATAGAAAGGCTTCCATCTGCTCCTGTGCCACCAAACTTAAGGACAGAAGTACTGAGAGGAAGGTTTGCAACAGGAACGTTCATCTGAAACTGAGTACCGTCGTAAGTAACGTTAATAATCTGTCCTGCAACTATATCGTTTGCGCTCAGGGAGTAGCCACCATTCTTAACGATATTCTTTGCTCCAAGAGCGTTTACGTCGAGTGTACAAGCTGCTCCTGTGTTGTTGTTGTTTGCCTTAAACGTAAAGGTCTGTCCTGCTGCGTATGCAGTTACTGTTACTGTTGGAGCTATTGCGTAAGCATCAGCTGCACCAGTGTCAGCAACGTAGTCTGAAATAAGAACAGAGCGGAGTCTGTTTGGTGTAACGCCAAGATATGCACTCGTACTTCCGTTTGATGTTCGTGCATCAACTTGTGCCTGAGTTGGTATCTGAACAATACCCTTTACTGATGTACTTGCATCAGCTGCTCCACTTGCGACAACACTATCAACGTATTCCTTGTTAGCTATCTGTGTTGGTGTCGTTGGGTCGATAGTAGTCCATATACCAGTGATGTCAACATCGTTCGCAGCGTTAGTATATCCACTATAGAAAGCAGAGGTGTTAGAGAGCACAGCAACAGAACCACCTGGATGGGAGGTAAGGACTCCTGACGTCTCCGTATATGGAGACTTGAAGTCTACAGAAGAGACTCCAGTAATGGTTGCGGTCCCGTCTGCGTTCTGAGTTATGCCAGTGAAGCTGATTTGCTCTTCCTGTGAGCCGTTGTTTGGTTCTAGGGTCATGTAACCCTTCGTCCCGAGGTCTGCCATTGCAAGCAGTGCTCCATCAATACCCTTCAGTGACTTGATAATAATGGAAGTCGCTCCTATCGCTGCTCCGCTTCCTGCGAGTGAGAATGGCTGTGTTTGAATGGGTAAAGTGGACATATATAGTTATTATAACACTAATCTTTAATAGCGACATCGGAGTATCCAGTCATACCAACCTGTGGACCAAAGGCCAGGATTGTCCAGCCAAAATCTTTACCAAAGGAGCGGAAGTACGACTGTAGCTCATAGAAGTCTTTCCTTACGCACGTATCTATTTTCCTGAACTTCGGCTTGTTGGATGACTGAAGTATTGTGCCTCCTAGTGGGTTGGTACCTATACTCACCTTACCGAGAGAACTATCGTCTGAGACGAGGCACACCTGCTTGTCGGTGCCAGTTATGATATTTTCTATGTTTGTTTTACAGCCATCTATCTCATAGTTCCAGCCAACAACGAGAGAAGCGTTGGATGTCATGTACCCCTCAGAGTAGTAGGAATTAAAGAACTTTGTCGTTGCACGGCTTCCGTAATGGTTGTATGAGAAGTACGCACGAGCATCCATAGGCTCCCCTAGGTCGCTGTACCCATCAAATAGCTTGTACGTTTGGAAGGTGCTGTTGCTGTGGCCGTAAAGAAGCCCCCCTATGATAGAAAAGCACGACACAGGGATTGTCTGTGGTGGCTCCCAGTATTTCTTTGCTATGTTGTAGACAAGCACAATTGATTCTGCTGGTACGGCTATATAGATGTTGTACTTGTAGTAAATACCACAAGCGTTAGTGAAGTTCAGCCTGTCAAAAAGCTGTTTAACTGGGTCTGAGTAGTTGGTGAAGAGTGGCGTTGAGAAGTTCTGTGTCACACGACCAAATTCATCCATAGCGACCTCGTTGTTGAGGAAGAAGATGCTGTTTTTAACCTTAAATACTGAGTTTACGTTTAAAACGGCTTGGTTGAGCGATATTGTGACTGGTTTAACGTAAGCAACTTCAGTTTGAGCCGTGCTAGTGGTGAGTTGTTCAAAAACGTACTGGTACCAAGCATCTTTTCCAGCAGAAACATACATCGTGTCCTCTTGCAGAACGAAAATAGGGTTAACGAACTCAATAGTCGCCAGTAAACCGTCGCCAGCGACTCGTGGAGTGGCTTGTGAGTAGTTCTTGTAGTCATTTACCTTCGACATATACAGGTCAGAACGGTCATAAGCAGACACGAAGAGGTGATTATTCCTCGTGCTGATGTGTGTATTATGAAAAGCCGTATCCATGCCAGTCATAGCAGCATTCAAGGTCGTTACAACCGCTTGGGTTACGACCGTTCCCACAGCGAGTGCTGGCAATCCAGCAAGCCCTGTGATTGTCGTTGTACCAGTTCCGCCTGTGTAAGTGTACGTAACGCCGTTAATGAGCACGCTCATGTTGGCAGTAGAGTTGAATCCCTTCTCCTTCCATGTGCTTGTGCCCTCAAGGGTTATTGTGTTTGCTGTATTAGATGCAACTGTAGCAACTGCGCCATTCCACTCGTATATTTTAGATTGCTTATTTACAAAGAGCGCAAGTGCTGAATACTCCGTTGTGTCAAAAAATGGCGCAAACTCAAAGTAGCACTGGGCATCTGTGAGTCCAGTCATAAGGTCATACCATGTTCCTTCATAAAGGAACTGAAGTTTTGTGTTTCCTGCACGCAAGTGAGCCTCGGTGCCAGCAACGTTCACAAAATCATACGAGCTTCGCACAGGAGCGAGCGTTGCATCTGCTGCACCATAAAGTGTATACCCTTTTCTATTACCTATCGTTCCATCAGTGAGGGACACAACGTTTTGCGAGCCGATAACAAGAGCACCTGCTGGGAGTGATGTAATATCTTCTTTTTCAAAGTACCCCAAGAACTTACTCGTTAGGTCGTATTGTCCGTACCGTGCAGCACGCAAACCTCGCCTGAATGAGGTCAGGTCTTGTGACTCGAATCCAGGGTTTGCGTAGTTTACAGCCATAATTTAACGAAGTCTAAACCATGAGAACGGATAATTTTGTATTGGCGGTACACGGTACCAAGTAGCAGATGCAGGAAGTGTTTGCGACTTAATTTTTGCGATATAACGTGCCAGCTCTGCCTGATATGCTTGCTCATAACGGTCAACGTCAGAGTTAGGTGAGAGAGGTATTGATTGCTGTGCTGCCTGAGCTGCGGTTTGTAACAGTAATAAGTTGTAGCTGGTTGTATCGAGGTTGATTATCTCACTTCCGTTTAATGAAGTTATAGTCTCTTGAAAAGCTCCAGTCGTTGCGTTCCTGAAAAGGTACTTGGAGTAGTACTGGCAACCAAAGACTTCACCAATACCAGCTCGGACATAGTTCCACTTCACTTTCTGGTTTGATGTGGTCGTTACTGTAAGCTCAAGGTACGTTATAAGTCCAGTATATGAGCCAGTCGTTACTCCACTAGAAAGGAGTGCTCCGATACTGTTCCAACCGTTCTGGAAGGTTATACCGTCTTGAGTCATTGTCTGGGTCATCGTTAGCTTGTTTGATGAGTCTGTTCCAACAGAGATAGATACGCTCGTTACGTGAAGAGCATCCTCAAACCATACATTGCCGTAGATAGTACCCTCTTGTGTCTGTGCAGAGATATCAATCGCATCAGCAAACGTTGTGCTGATAGTCGTTACTGCTGCATTTTGTTGAACAGCAATAGATGATTGTCCGTAGGTAAAGTCAGAGTTGTCCGTGTAGGTATTTGATGCTCCAGTAGTCGCTGTGTAGATACTACTGTCCGTCACCCCGTCGATGACTGTTACCGTTGGCATACTCTTAATATCAACGAGGATAGTCTTATTTCCATTCTTCCAGTCAATACTGAAGTTGTTCTTGAGGACGTTGGTTGTCTTCTCAACGTCAAACTCAACAGAGTACTCTTGATGGAAGTTATCAAGAGCAAGTCTGTTGGTCTGCTTTCTTATATCAATGATTCTGTCATCCTTAAGGTCCGCAGGGCAAGTATAGTTGTAAGTATACTGATTGAAAGGCTGTAGCTGGACATATCGTACCGTCTCTTGAGGGTCAACATCAGCCAAGAGTCTCCTCGCAGCTCGGTAGATAACACCGTTAATATTCTCAACCTGATTGAGTGATGTGCCATGAAGCATTCCGCTCAGCTCCGATTTTAGGTCATTAACGGTGTAAGCCATAGTTAGATAACGATAGTTATATTGTCTGCTGCGCTCGTAACAACAGTAAGCCCGTTGACAGCGCATTTAAAGATAAATGTCTGAGGAGTGGTTCCGATAGCGTATGAGGCAATTGCCTTACCGCCAGTTGTCTCGGTTATGACAACAGTACCTGTGAGAGTCTTGTTGACGTTAAGATAAATAAAAGAGTTGGTCGATATCGTCGTGGTTATTGCCGTCGAGATACTGATTGGCTGATGTACACCTTGAAGCATATGTTTAATGGTTATTATTAAAGTACCTACATTATACCACGGTCAGCGATACCCGTGGCACAAGTAAGTCTCTAAGGACTATACACCAGCGTTAGCGATGATACCGACGTAATCGACGCACTTAACTGCCTCACGGAAGTTAGCAACGTAGCGATATACACGGTTGTTGGAGTACTTCCAGTCAACCATTTCGGTAATCATACCCTGGCGGATGATGCGAGTGACCGCATGATTGTCGCCGAGGATGAACCATCGGGTGTCTGAACCACCAGCAGCAGCTGAGAGGTAAGGAGACTGGTAGACCTCGATGCCGTACATTCCACGCCATACGTTGACAGCGTTGGTACTAGCATCGCCAACCAATACTGATTGGGTGAGCTGGATAGCAAGCTGGAAGAGGGCTGGAGGAACGAGAAGCGTCTTAGGCATACAACCGATGACGACGTTAGCCTGGTCTTTCATGGTCGCAAGCTGTGTAATCACAGTGTTGAGAGCCGTGTTAGAGAGAGCTGAGCCACCACCTGAGTTGTAGTTAGACTGGGTACCACCACCGATAAGAGGGTGCGAAGCGTTGAAAAGGGTCACGCCATCAGCAGAGAGGTACGTTGATGCGCCGTTGTTGAAGAGTGCAAAAGCGTTGATGTCCTGTGCGATGCGAGCCTTCATTGCGAAGTCAGCAACGCTCTTAGGCCATACACCGTGCATGACATCATCGTACATGTCCTTAGAAACAGGGAGTTCCTGTCCAAAGTCAAGGATGTTAGTCGTGAAGGTGTTGGTGACTTTAGGAACGAACTGAGGTACAGCTTGGGTCTCACCAATGACGGAGAAGGTGGGAACGCCAGCAAATACCTGCTCAGAGTAGACAGCCTTATCGAACGTCTCCTGGCGGAAGATAGCTTCCGTGCGAGCCGTAGCGATACCAGGAATAGACTCTGCGTCCCATCGCTGGAAGAACACTGAGTCAAGGAAGGTCTTGACTATGGCTGTGTTCTGGGATTCAGTGAAAATATTAGGCATATTTTTTCTTTAGTGGTTAAGGATTAGGAGTTGCTATCAACCGCAGAACGGATGTAGAAAGCCACCTTTCCTGGGAACTTACTAATGTCCAATGGAGCCACGACAAGCCCATTAGTAGCACCATCGGTTGCTGTGATGGTATATGAACCAGCGGTCAAATCAAAAAGGACACGCTTGCCGACAAGGGCATCGTATTCAGCTTGAGTATCCCAGGTAGCTGCCGTAAGAGGAGCTGCGAGGTAGATAACGTTGGTTCGGAGTGGAGCGACAGTAACAGTACCTGCAGCAGAAGCAGTCTGAGTAGACTTTGCAGTAGCGATACCGACCATGTAGTCAGTAGCAACAACAGGCTTGTTGGTAGCAAGTGCAGTAACCGTAATACCACCGAGAGCACGAGCAACAGGCTCACCAGCGTAGATAGTAGTTGCACCAGCAGCTACGTTGTACACCTGGGGAGTCACATGTGCGAGCGATGCAGCGTCAAGAATCTTGACGTCAATTGCAGTTGATGACATAGGGGTTAGGTTAAACCCCTAGCAGTTCATTATTTAACGTTTCCCAAAACCTTGTTGGGGTCGAGTTTCATTTTTTCAAAATAGGCGAGCTGCTCAGCAGTCCACTTAGGCGGTGTTGAAGAAGGTACGTCCGACCCACCAGATGACAGGGGAACTTGAGGTTTTCCTGCTAGGGCGACTTTTAATTCCTCATTCTGCTTCTTAATTTCCTCTTGCGACTTCGCAAGCTCACTAAGTTCGGCAGAAACGACTTCCTTAACGATTGCCTGAATTCCTTCAGGGTCATTATTTGTTGTTGCCTTGGCTTTAGCTTCTTTGAGTGCTTCATTGCGCTCGCGGAGCTGGGCATTGAGTTCCTCAATTTGCTTAAGAGCTTTATTGTGGTCCTCTACCGATGGTGTGTCTGTTGACATAGTATAATAAGTACTGTGTTTTAAGTGGTGTACGCCACGCTATGTATTTAAATGACCTTTCCAAAGGGCCAGAAGGTCATAGTTGCTTTGTTGACCGCCGACAACTGACAACTATAACCGTCCCGCACTTCGATACTTTTAGTGTATCACACTATTTCTTTGCAGCAACTTTCTTGACTGCCTTCTTTGCGACGACCTTCTTAGTAGCCTTCTTGGCTACCTTTTTTGCCTTTAGGTTTTTCATATTGTGTTCTCATAGGGGGTGGCTGTACTGGTACAGTTACGCCCTGAATAGCTTGTAAAATCTTCTGCTGTAAATCGACCACATACAGCATGGCCTTGCCAAACTCAACGTCAGTATATGACTTTGAGTTCTCAAACATGTGCTTCCTACATATCTCGACAAGCGTATTAGAAAGCATATTCCACACAGGGGTTTTAACAAACTCATCTATCCTTTCCTTCCAATAAAGGACGTCTTGGATAGACATTCTGTTTCCACCCAGGTGAGGAATACCTTCCTTGTCCACCTGGAATATAATGTCCTTATCAGGGAACTTAAATAGGTTCGACAGTAAAAAGCTCTTGAGTTCAGTCTCATTAACCGTTACTGGCAGCGATATGTCACCTATTTTTAATTCCATGTTATTTATCAGTTTTTATACCGTAAGTAAGTGCAGGTATGTTTGGGGTTTGGTCTGGTGTCATTGGTTTTGTGTTATTGCTTTAGCCTTTCTCCTGGCCCAAGCGAGCTTCATTGCTTCTGAGTGGCTCAGCTTGGTATCAGGGGTCTTTGCGTTAAGCATCCTTTCCTCCTTACTTATTTGATGAGGCTGTCGAAGTCCGCTTCCAATGTCGCCATTGTGAAGTCGTTCGCCTTCTTGTTTTTGTAGAAGGTTGTTATCTCCGCCAAGGTCTTGAGAACCTGTTCCGACTTGTGAAGTGGCATGTCCTTCAGAAGCTCGTAAATCGCCAGCACCTTCTCCTTCACTTCGTTGACTAGCACTTGCCTCTCCGCCAGTTGCTTGGCCTGGAGTTGCTTCTGCTGTTTGCTCATTCTGGGCATAGTTGAAAAATTTATTAACCAACAGTTCGAGTACGTCATGCTTTCCAACAATGGCTTCCATGAAGTCCTTTGTGAAGATTGCAAGGTCCTCTCTAGTAAAGCCGTCGTTCTGTATTTGGGAACGACCTACACCCATATTGATGACGGCGATGACACCACTCCTTTTCAACTGAAAGCGGCTCGCATAAGCGAGTCTTTCAGTATATGGAAGTCTGTTCCATACGTCATATACAATGTCTGCGGTGCGGTCCATCTCCATAATAGTAGCAGGTTAGTTATTTTTGTGCAACCCCCATAGTTGCGCCAGGTCGTGGAGTTATCTGTTGCTGTGGCTGTGTTGCTGATGAGGTTTGTCCCTGCATAGGTTGCTGTTGTGCTTGTGGCTGTTGCTTGACGATATACTGGTCAACATTCTTGTGTGTCTTAGGGTATGCTTCGAGCAACATCTTAAGTGCAGCCTCCTGGTCTGTGAGTGGGTTTGCAATGAGGCGGTCGTATTCCTCAAGGACATATCCTCGTTCCTCAGTCTCAGAGAGAGGCATGATGCGGTCCTTCGTGACGTAGGTTTCAAACATAAGCTCACGGAAGAACTTGGGGTGGATACTCCATATCTCAGTGTTCTTGTTCTTAGCAAGCTCAGCAGATGCCATCATCTGGTCCATCTCGCTCGACATGTCGGGTGTCTCTCCGTCAAACTTAAGTTGCTTAGCGTTCTGTCGAACTCCCTTGAGTGCAGGAAGTATGAATGCTTGGTACGCAAGTTTGTCTCCCGTTATCTCTGCACTCTTAGCAACCGTAAGGTGCTGAACGATGTCCGATATGCGGAGCTTGCCGTACTGGTCAACGAAGTCCATAAGCATACGAATGAAAAGTCCGAGAACAGTTTCAAGCTGTTGTCGGCGTGTGCGAATCTCCTCCGCCGTCTGGTTTGGTCCCTGTCCTGCTTGTCCAAAGACTGGCGACTCACTCGTCTGAGAGATGCTTTGTTCTATCTGCCCAAGAGCTTGCATCGAACCCGAGAGATTCATCTGTGGGAAGATGGGCTTGATGACACTATCTTTACCCGTGAGGTTGATGGTCGTGCCTGGGATAGCAACGTTGCTGCCTATCATTTCTCCACCAATGTTCTGGAGGGGTGGAAACATCGACATGTATTGAGCGTCGATATACATAGGCCACACCGTGTTGATTATCTCAGCATCCTTTTGCATCTTGTGTGCGAGGCTCTTGTAGTAGAAGAAGCGACCCTCATCAAGGAACTCATATCCAGTCTTAGTGAATGGGTACTGCTTGTCCAAGCGTGGGTTGGGGTTGTTGTGGGGAGTGAGCATAACGCCGTTCACCATAATAATGAACTCGTCTCGTGCACGATTCCAATAGAGCACCTCCTCCACAAGTTCTCCACGAAGGTCAGCATCGTATGCCTCATAGAAGAGGTTGTTGGCATCATTAAAAACAATCTGCACACCAGGTCGGACGTACTGCCAGTTGGGAAGGTTACCGTACTTTCCTAAAGCTGAGTCATACGTTGGAGTCCTGCGCCATATAATCCAGTCCTGCTTCTGGATATCATGCTCGTAGAAGTTGGAGATATAAATCTCCGTCACAGGAACAACCGTGTCAGTAAAACCAGTGAAGGCTTCGTCAGGGACAGTCTGTCCGTTTATCATACGGTAACGCATTGCATACTCCGTATACATGATTGCCGCAGGAGAGAAGAGTGACGTGATGGTCATCTGCATCGAGTGGTAATCGTAGTTACTCTTGATACATGAAAACTCGATGAGGTCCTGCATCGCCTGTGCTCCGAAGTCATCGTAGTCCATATCCTCGTTGAATGCCTTCACCCCAGGATAGAGCATAGCGTTGGTTGCATGTGCTGCCATCGAGACAATTTTATTCCTGACAACAGGACGGACGGCATTACTTCTCCAGCGGTTTACTATATCTCCCTCAATCGCACGACCATTGTTTGGCTGGTATGTGTTATACGAAAGTTTATCAATGGTCGCACGTTGAGCGAGCGACAAGTCGTCGAACTCCACACGAGGCTTTTGAGAAGCGACGTATCCAATACCAAAATGAGTCACGATACGGCTTCTCACCTTTCGCTCTTCCTCTGTGGGAGTGTAGCTAATAGCGGTTAGCTTCTCGGGGTTTTTCAGTTTGATATTGTGAAGCATATATTACTTCTTATTTTTTAATGTCCTTGGGGAGCGTATTCCCAGGAAGGCCCTTAAATGCTTTCTTTGGAGCCTTCTTCTGAGCGTTTGGTTGAGCATTAGCATTTTGAATGCGTGTAAGTCCGTTAGCCATAAGATTATTCGTTAGTGTTAGTAATTTCTGCCTCGATAAGTGCATCGACCCTATCTTCCACAGGTGCTTCGACAGGTGCTTCGACAGGTGCTTCGACAGGTGCTTCGACAGGTGCTTCGACAGGTGCTTCGACAGGTGCTTCGACAGGTGCTTCGACAGGTGCTTCGACAGGTGCTTCGACAGGTGCTTCTGCGAGAGCCTCCTCGATAGTAACCGCCTCAGCTTCGACCTTTTCGACATCAATACCTTGAGCGACTGCTTCCTCACGAGTAATGATTGCCTCTGGAGCAACAAAGACATCCTTAGCAACCTCGATAGGAGCACTTCCTGCATCAGCCACCATATCGGCCTGACACATGCCTCTCACCGTATCACCTGTGCAAATGGGACATGACATATAGTTATAAAAATAATTAGACTAATAATAGTACTATACCATACCACGATAAATTCGTGCCATGTAAGTTTGTACAACGCCATATCGTGGGGTGTCTCCCACAACGTTCCCAGACCTTCCTGACGTTGCTATCTGTGATATATACGCCAGTGAGTCCATAACATCATCGTGCACACCCTTCGGGAAGCGCAACAACTCCTCGACAAGAGGGTCACACTCACCTTTGATATGGTATACGGAACCGCTCTGGTATCGTGGAAGCAGCGAGCGTATGCGTGTCTCCTTGTTCACCTGGTTATGCTTCACAGGGTATATCGGTAAGAATGTGTCCCGACGTCTCATCTCAGCATCAAGGAACGGTTGTATCGCCATCGTATATATAGTGTCCTCAATACCAATCCTCGATGGTCGATGTTGGAGGTACAACGTAAAGATGAGGTCGATAAGCTCCATCGGTGTTACTCGCAGTTTCTTTGTCTGAACGTACCAGTTGTTGGCTTTATCAATGTTGACTATCGACACTCCCGTAAAGTCTGCGCTTGCCCTCTGTGACACTGCCGTATCAATCGCTATAACGCAGTTCGTTTCAATCGTCTGTAAGAAAGGCTTCTCTACCTCACGGAAGTACTCCTTCTTAAACTCTCGTGTAGAGTCATCGAGAGGTGTTCCCTGGTACAGAGCGTTCCAGTCAAACAAACCAATATCCCTCTTAATACTGTTGAGTGCCTGAAGCGAGTACCTCTCTGGCCACAAAGCATCCCCTGCCTTTCGGTACTTCTCGTCATCAATAGCAATCGCAGGAAGATACAACACTTCCCACTCGCCAGCTTTATCGTTCGCCAAGATACGACCTGCAAGGTCATCGTCATGCCAACGTGTCATAACAACGATGATGGCACCGTTTGGCATGAGACGTGTTCGTGCCGTCGAGGTATACCAGTTCCACGTCGAGTCCCTCAACACCTGAGAGTCAGCATCCTGCCTGTTCTTGATAGGGTCGTCAATAATGAGTATGTCAGCACCCTTACCTGTAGCAGAACCTCCAACACCAACAGCGTTGTACGCTCCTCGCCCGTTCGTGTGCCATGAACCCTTGGACGAAGAGTCCTCCGCAAGTTTAGTCTTGAAGAGGTTCCTATACTCAGGCGACCCAACAAGGTTTCTCGCCTGGCGTCCGAAGTCTTGTGCAAGCTCCGCAGAGTACGAAGCCTCCATTATCTGTAGGTCAGGGTTGTTCCCCAACGTCCATGCAGGAAACTGCACCGAGACAAGCTCGCTCTTACCGTGACGTGGTGGCATGAAGACCATCAACCTCTTAAGGTTTCCTTTCTGGACACGCTCAAGAGCATCGGCGATAAGCCTATGGTGCCAGTTAATCTGGAAAGCGGGAAAGTTATACTGCGTGAAGTTCAATAACCTACGCCTGGCTAACTCCCTCTTCGCCAGCTCCTGCTGCGCTTTTTGTGTTTTCGTCAATTCCATATGCCATTGCTTCAAGCTCAGCATCCGAAAGGCCTGAGAGGTTGTTAACAATCTCCGTAGGCTTTCCTTCGCTAAGGTTGATGTTCTTACTCAAAATGTCGAACGCAGCTGCTAAGTGTCTGTGCTCAACAGATGAGAGGTCCTTCTTTTGCATTGCCTCAATAATGCGTTCCCTCTCCGCACGCATCTTGGGTATGATGATATCTACCATAGCCTTATTGTACCATGTCTTCTCCGTAATGTGATGCAAGCGAACATACCCAGCCATTTCAAGTCTATCCCTTATAGGGACGAACATTGTCTTCCTGTCAGTGGACAGCTTAATGAAGCGCAATTGCTTTTCAAACTCACACCACCTCTGTGTGGTTCCTTCACGCCTACGCTGGGCGAGAATGTTAACGTACTGGCGAACTTGTTTTGTTGTGAGGCGGATTCCCTCCTTTTCCAACTCCCACAAACGCATCTCCAGGTCCTCCCATGTCTCCATGTTATTGAACCGACGCTTCTTCCAATTAAGTACACGATAGCGAGACGTGGACTTTTTTTCTTTTTTTGCCATAGCTATATAGTACCCCATAAAAATAAAAAGTACTATGGGGGGTCTTGTTTTATTTTAATGGGGAGGGGGTGTTTAAACACATTTAATGGCTCTTGTCAAAAAGCTAAAAAATAATAGCTAAATAGTAGGGGTATCTTTTGATTTTTTTCATTTTGAATTTGGGGGTGTGGCGGTCGGGGGATTCGGTCGCCGTTTGTCAAGAGCATTTGACTTCTGTATTTTCTATGGCGTAGTGTTTTCCTGCTGGGGGTCCTTGACAATTGGGTATTCGTATTTCATAATCGCTTCGCATGTTATTCGTTCGTGCGTATTGCATAATGCGGGTTTTTTGACATTCGTTAAAAGCTATCCTTTAATAAATACCTGCGAACGAACGTTCGCAACGCACAAAAACAAAAACCCCACTTGCGTGGGGTCTAATGTTTACTTGAAAAAATACAGAAATAAAAGATACAAGATTAGACAAACGACGAAAACTATTGACATAAATCATCAGTTACACTAGAACAATGTTTTGCCATCTTGTCAAGGTATAAGTATTCGTCACGTAATTTTCTAACGTCCACCATCATTGTGTCTAGTTTCTCTCTTGTCTCTTTCCTTTTTCTCTGCATCTCTTCCTTGATAGCCTTTAGCTCTTCAAGTAGCTCTGTATCATCTTGAATCATACGCTATACCATGCTAGCTAGTATGCCTTCCATTGTGTCTAGCTTCTCCTCAAGGTGAGTGACATACTGCTGCGCATCATCATAGCCCTTTCCCACTGCTACCTCATGAGCCTTTTCGGGGTCATTGTCCATCATGAGAGCTATCCACTCCCATTCTTGGGTCATGTCCTTTATCTCCTTGCTATAGAGTGCCTTCTCTATTGCCTCGTCAGTGTTTTGCGGCAACGGCAATGGCGTCATGGCGTTTTCCTTTTTGATTTCGTTCGATAGCTGTATTTCGTACTCGTCATCGTCATAGCCGTGGTACTTGTCATAGTAGCCCTCGGTATACTTTGAGCTGGTACGATATCCCATACTCTCTTTGTATGGTACTACGTCCTTTTTTGGTGCTGGTGGCGTTACAAGGTGCGTGTCTTCCAGCACATTGCCCTTGACCTCATAGAGTCGGTACGGGTCAATATTGTGCCCCTCTCCTTCGCTTGAGAGCATGAGGCCATCAGCCGTGACGTGCATCTTGAGGGGGTTTGCATCGTTACGATACGCATACGTCCTTGTCTTGCCCGTCATCTTATCTTGCTGTATGAGTATCACCGCCATTGACCCCGTGACATAGACCGTTTTCACCTTGCCTTCCAGGAGTTGTGCAAAGTTAAATCCCAGCATCTCACTATCATTGATAGTTACATAGCTATCCTTCTCTTCCTTGCCCCGTGCCGTTCGTGTGATTTTCTCAGTAGTGAGCATTGTGGTGAAACGATAGCCCTTTTTTGTTGCTGCGTCCATGTGATTGTAAGGGGACACCACGCCATTGTGTGCGATGAAATAGTTACTCTTCCAGTCTTTGTGATACATAGGTATAGGGTGCGCACACTCTTGAAAGTTCGGCGTGCTAGTAGGAAAGCGATGGTGGTACACAATCTCTTGCGTGTTTAATAGCTTTGTTATCTCCTTCTCACTACGTCGATGCTTCACTATACAATGCTTATGTATTGCAAGAAAGCCAAAGCCCTCTCGTCCTCTTGTTGCTTGCTTTTTGTACTGTGCTAGTGTCCTTGCCGCCGTGTTTTTCCCGTTCGTGTATACAATTCCACACATATGATTGTGATTAGTTAGTAAGGTTATTAGCCACTGCCTCCATGCCTTGCCCTCCACTTAGCTCATTGCCTCTCTCGTCAAATCCCCTCTCTCCTTCTGCCTTCCCTCCACTATTGCGCTCTTTCATTGTGTTGTATCGCTTAATAAAGTACTCAACATTGACACGGGGGGAGTCTCTCAGAGTGCCGTTGATTTCGTTTAGTAATGTCTCTAACTTCTCTTGAGGTTCAGGCTTGCGCAAGAGTGAGCTAGCTACTTGCTGTGCGCTTTGTCCCACTGCTATCTCAACAATAGCAGCAAAGAATGCGCACCATTGTTGGATTTTTACAGCGTTAATAGTGCCGCTGTGGTATCTACACTCAATAGTACCGTGTCTCTCAAGGCTTTGAATATTGATACCAGCATATCGCTCTACAGAATAAAGTGCATCTTTCACACTGATATTGTCACCGCCACCGCTCTTAGTCATGAGAGAAAACGGGTTGCAATAATTATTGCTACGCCTCGTCGATGGTATGAGAGAGAGCAGCACGGGGTCAATAGCACTGAAAAGCAACAGTGCATTATTGAGTCGGCGGCGGAAGGTATTAGGCTTGTAAATCAATTCACCACGTACCTGCTCATAAGGATTTTCAGAGCCTTGCACGTACAATTTCAAACACTCCGCACCTTTGCGCTTGCGGTAGTCACCGCTTGGGTTGTATTCCATAGCCATGACGTCAAGAGCCATTGATAGGGGATTAGAGTTGCGGCCAAAACTTGAGGGGAAACGTACCACGCGCCTCATATCATCACTAGGGACAAGTGACACATAACTAGTCATCACTAGCTCAGGGGTATTTACATGCACATGAAACCCCGTGCTAGCGTTGACCTCAGCCCCCCACTCCTTCAGCTTATCGCACACCTTTGGTATGATGAGAGCAAAGCCTTTGGGAGTGCATCGCATCTTGATTTCGATACCAGTATATCCACCTTGCGCTCTAATACTTCCATCACCACTATAGTTGACACGGCAGCGGTACAAGTCCTCTGTAGGGCTTGAGGTCATGCACTTATTGTCTAGCTCTGATAGGTACCTTTCAAGTCGGATGGCGTTATCGTAAGGTATTGTTATCTCCAGTTCTACGCCTACGTCCCTTTTTAATGTATACATACAATAGAAAAAATTAGAAAAATAAAATAATAATTTACGCATCACCAGCATAGTGTTAGGGATTATCACACCTTACCACCATGCTATTGAGTGCCTCAGAGTGCACCCTATGAGGTACACCGCCGCCGTAGGTACACCATACAGTGTCTACGTAATCGAAATACAGACTAACAGCCATCACAAAAAATGGCGTTACTAATAACACTGCTATAGCTACCGCTATAGATATGACGAAGTCCCTTTGCATTGTTTTTTATGTTTAGAGTACCGCCTATTTAGTTGTCAAAGAGCTACACGAGCCTAGGGCTACCCCTCCTCATGTCTTAGTACATAGTATATCAGTACAGTATTTTTGTACAGTAGTAATACTGTGGATAGCGCAATCGAATACATAACTTGATACTTGTACAGTATTATTGTACACTACAGCAACAAACTTTCCCCACAGTTCCACTGTCGTCCTTTGGTGAGAAACCCTCTAAATGAGCTGTCCGATTTGAACGGTTTGAAATTCCACTGAAAAGCGTTTTTTTGACAAACTCTCCACACTGTATTCCAACAAAGAAATAGTATTGACTTCCCCAGAGGATTTGGTACCCTTCATCGCAGATGAAGGGTAAAAATTCCCCAGGATAGCTAAAAACCACCCATAAGGTGGTTTTTTCTCCGATAGCTTCGACAACAATTTATCGCACCCTGTCAACCAGCTCGTAATCATCCTGTTTAGAAATAGACCATGAAAACTCAGAGACTCCGTGTGCATTGATTGCTCCATCTCTCTGTACAATGCCTATCGCAGCTAAATCCTGTAAATAACGCTCCGCTACCTCCGTAGATAGACCCATAATATTGCCCACAACCTCTGTCTTGAACGTGTCTCCATAGCCACTACCCACCAGAGCCTTCAAAATGACCCTTCTCTCGTAACTTCCCATGCTCCATGCACACCTTTCCACTATCTCCTTAATTCGTTCGTCTGAGAGGCCCATAGCCAGTAATCCGAAGACCATAGACTTCAACTGCTTTGCCACTCGGGCTGGGTTCTCGCTCTTAGGTATGTGGGTTATCTTCTTTGAGAAATCATCGACGACGATAGGCGTCCTCATACGAGCCACAAAAAGGGCATTCTTAACGATTAAATCAACATGATGCGGTTCCAGTACCACGGGATTGCCTCTACGCTCTCTCACGACTGTTTCCATGTACTCTCGGTACCAACCACCAATACGCTCGTCTATCTGCGTTGTGGTGAGTGTCCCCATGACAGCCATTCGTGTCATAGGCTCAGCATCAACGGGTGGCATAGCGTAATAGAGAAATCGCTCGCCCATGTCTGCAACCTCAGCAAAAAACCTGTAGGCACTGTTGGTACAACCTCCAATAATCTGCACGTTGCCCTTCCATGCTATCTCTCCTGTACCCGTACCAATGCGCTTTGTCATTTCGCCGTCATACACCATGCGTAACTGCGATAGGACAGCGTTTCTCGATTCACTATTCTTACTGAACAGGACGGTCAGGTCAGACATGACGATGGTACCCATGTCACCTATCTCCTTTAACAGAGAAACGTCTCCACCTTGCTTGCCCGACAACAACGTATTCTCTGTTATGTCGTCAACAGTAAAAACGAAGTCAGGTGAGGCAACCTTCAATGGGCGCAACAACTGCGACTTTCCTGCGGACGACTCGCCTATCAACAGCAACCACAACTTATCACCCAAGCCAAGCCTGAAGGCAATGTGGGATGCCATCAAAACGTCAATGACGGACGTGTCCTCAAAGTAGAGAATGCTGCGCAGGTTATTTTTCAGTTGGTCGAGAGTCATAGGTTAGTGTTTGTTTAGAAGTCTTACTGCTGTGCGGAAGTCAACCTTCTCTCGTGCCATATAGACATCAATAGCATCACCTCCACGATTGCATCCAAAGCACCACACCCTATTGTCCTTGGGGTAATAGTGCATAGAGGCTGTCTTCTCGTTATGCCACACACATCTCGTGGTGCGCTTGGTACCCATGCCCAGCATCTCGTTGATGCGGACCTCACGAGCCAAGCTCAAGTTGCGGTCGAACTCTGCACGGCTACCATCGCCGTCTCTACCGTCATCCTTGATAACAGCTATCTGGTATCGAGCTTCACGCAGGCTCTTCTCATACTGCGCTATGGCGGTTACTACACCAAAAGGAGGCTCGTCGAAGGTACGAGCGGCGTCACGCACTTGTTTCTTGAGGACTAACAACTGATGCTCACATATCCTTTTTGTTTGTTGTGCTTTTTCGAGGGCATAGAGCTTCATTGATGGGTACTCCTCAATGAGCTGTCGGAACGTATAGCGTGGGAGAGAGTCTCGCCACTTCTTCTCTTGCTCATCGAACCAATCCAACTGCTCGTCAGTGTACTCCAATTCTTGCTCCTTGGCGGTGGTCATTCGAGGAGTATAGCAGTTGCGTTAAAATGTGCAAGCAGTTGCATCTGAACACAAGTCATGCTACTATCCCTCCATGACAAATAAAGAGCTACGTTACTGGAAAAAGGTTACCACTGTCTACCTCCTATCGCAAGGACTCACGAAGTCAGAAGTTGCAAAGGTTCTCAACATTAACAAGTCTAACGTTACACGCCTATGGCCACGAGCATAAAGTTTATTCTGCAACCTGATGGAACATATACCAAAGAGGTACGAGATGAGTACTACACACTCGTCTCACGCAAGGTAAAGATAAACAAGGAACTGGCGGACAAGGTTCTTGATACGCCGTGGCCTGAAGGAATGCCGTTGCCTCAGTTCGAGGAGTGTATCGAGTACGACACGGGCGAGTACTCACCCATACAAGAGGTGCAATGTAAGACCATCCGTGATGTTCTGGAGACCGATGCTTCACATGCGGAGATGATTGCACTATGGCTCCGTGAGGACTTACCATTCATCCAAGCGATACGACAAGTGATACCTTTTAAGCAACCATTCGCCTAACAACACCAACCGCCATGATACAGCTCCTACCGCACCAGCAAGCATTCGTCGATAAGAACCCACGCAAGGCAATACTTGCTTGGGGGACCCGTGTGGGGAAATCCTATACCATCGCTTTCTGGCTCAAGCACTACACGCTCTATAACTTTCTCCTTGTGTGCCCGAAGCGTTTGGTAAAGAAGTGGCAGGAGGACTTACAGGCGTGCGGGGACGAACACTCTCCGAACGTTACAATATGCACGAAGGAACAGTTTAAAAAGATAGACCTTACGAAGTATGATGGCATTGTTGTTGATGAAGCTCATCACTTCAACTCACCACTCAAGATAAAGCCATCACAACTCACAGTGTCCCTGTACAACTGGGCATGTATGAACCCGAACGCTCCTGTCTTACTGGCTACAGCAACACCCATCTCCAGCTCTCCAGCGAACCTCCACACACTCGCAGCAATCGTCGGGCATACATGGGACTGGGGGTTGTATCAGAGAGAGTTTTACCAGCTCGTCAGGAGACCATTCTCTCCACGACCTTTCTTTGAGCCACGACCAAACTGGAGGAAGAACATCCGTCCGTATGTACGAGAGGTGTGTGACATTCTCACCCTATCGGACGTCGTTGAGGTACCCGAACAACAGCACGAAACAATCCCCATTGCTTTGATGCCCGACACTCAGAAAAAGGTTAACGACTTCCATGACGTCCAGCCATCGAAGGAGTGGGCGGTGAAGCACCAGCTAGAGAACGGCATGGAGAAGCTACTCAAGATACGAGACTTGTCGGAGGATGAGTCAAAGGTTATCATCGTCTGCAAGTACAGGCACCAGCAGGATATGTATGCTAAGGAGTTAGCAAAAGACCGTGAGGTGTTTGTCCTTAACGGAGATACTAAAGACCCTGGGGCAGTCATCAAGGAGGCGCAGGAAAGTACGGAGTGCTACTTCATTGCTCAGGCCGATTGTATGGAAGGCTTTCGTGGGGACAGCTTCTCTATGCTCATCTTTGCATCCATGTCATGGAGATATGTCTCGTATGAGCAGACCCTCGGGCGCATGTTGCACCTTGATAAGAAGAATGGCAACAAGTACTATTACCTCCTGTCAGGAGAAAAGGATAGGTCTGTGTACGACCGCATCATGGCTGGAAAGGACTTCTCTATCGAGCGTGCAACCATTACAAATTAACAACACTTTATGACAATACCACTTGTAGAAAATACACCCATCAAAAAGACAATGAAAAAGAGAGAGGCTAACATTACCCCCGACGTCCTTGCGTACCTCATGAAGACACGCACACGCTCCTTTGCGCTTGAGGTAAAGATGAAAGGCAACAAGCTCCTCCCCCACCAAGAGAAATGTCTTGAGGACGTCGAGCGTGGACGATTCTCGCACAAGATACCCGACCTTGGGTCACGCAATCCATTCGATGCTTTTGGACTCATCAATGCGGACAGTATTGTTGCTGTATGTGATGGAAGGAACTGTGAGTTTAACGTTCGAGGCTTCACGTCGGTCAATAAGTTTAAAGCAAAAATCCCTCCAAGAGACAAGCTCAAGTAGGGATTCGCTGTGGTGGTCAATGAGTGACTTTGTAACTGTTAGAGTGGGACGTCTTCGTCGGCTACTTCCTCAATGGCAGTAGATGATATAGAACCACCTGCGCTACCGAGGAACTTAGCGTTCTTACCTGTACGAGGACCATTCATCTTTGAGAAGATGGTAATGGACTTTGCTGGGTGTCCGCCTTGGCGTGATGCAACATCCTTATCGTATGAAAGCCCAAGCTCATCACCAATCTGAAGTTCATCAGTACGGGGGAGTGTATAAGCGTTCATCTTGATACCGACATTAAGTACCTTGCCGAGTTCGTCTTTGATGGTAAAGCATCGCTGCTCCTTAAAAAGACCCTCTGCTGGCTTGAACCAAATGTCGAGGATAGTACCTCCAATGCGGTCACCAATGCTTTTAAAACTAAACCAGCCTTCTGCTTGGTCACGGCCGAGTCGATTCGTTGCGTCAAAAATTCCAGACATATAGTGTATTTAGATTATTGTGATTATTATCGACCACCACCTAACCAGTATATCATGTACATTATTTTATGCAAGTGCACTTGACAGTATTTTTGTAGGGTGTATACTGTACATAGGTCGATAGAAATTTATCATCTAACTTGTAACCGCTATGCAAAAAGAAGACGTACTTAAACATTATGCCGTGTTAAAGGCTCAAGAAAAAAAAGTACAGAAGGAGATAGAGGAGATACAGAAGCAGGTCCTCAGCATTGTTGAGGAAGAAGGTGGAAAGGTTGAGACCACGTTGGGTAACTTCAGCGTTACATCAAAGCCAGCGTATATCTTCCCCGACTACATTATAAAGAAGCGTGAAGACCTTAAGATTGAGGAACACAACCTCATCAAGAGTAATACACTCGACGTTAAGTGGAATAAGTTCATCACGTTTAAAGGAATAAAATAACCGATATGGATTTCTCAGTTGAAGGTATGAGCATCACCATAAACTGCTCGTCAGCTACAGACCTACGAAATACACTTATAAAGATTCTTGCACTCGACAGCGAAAAGGAAACTAAAAAAACAAAAAGGGAAAGTAAGGCTCGTGTATGGAAAGTTGCCCTTACTGCATGTGAAGCATGTGGTAAGCAGGTACGATATGTTAAACATCACGCTCGCATGTGCCCGAAGAACCCAGAGCGTGTACTGCCAGGATTCATCAAAGCAAAGAAAGTAGAAGAGAAGCCAACACCATTCGCTCGAACGATTAACCTCATCGACTAATATGTTGCCTCGACTTATTGAGATAGCAATACTCCTTATACTCATTAGCGTGTTTGTAAGGACATTACCAAAAAATAAAAAGAAAAAATAATATGGATACATTTTATAAAGTAATTATCGGCGGTTTGCTCGGCCTTATTGTGCTTGGCTTCATCACGCCATTCACCATCATCGGTGTCGGTGAGAAGGGTATCGTGACTAACTTCGGCTCAGTGTCTCGCACACTCGACTCAGGTATTCACTGGCTTACTCCTTTCTCTGAGTCAGTAGCAAAGATTGACGTGCAAACACAGAAGGAGGAAACGGAGACTCAGGCAGCATCAGCAGACCTTCAGACCGTCTCTACTAAGCTCGCTATCAACTATAACGTAGACCCAGCTCATGTTGTTGAACTATATACTAGCATCGGTACTGATTATCAGTCTCGCATCATTGACCCAGCTATACAGGAAGCAGTTAAGGCTGCAACGGCAAACTATACGGCTGAACAGCTCATCACGAAGCGACCAGAAGTCACGCAGTCAATCCTCGATGCACTAAAGTCAAAGCTCTCTGTTAACCACATCATCGTTACGTCAGTCAGTATTACCAACTTCGACTTCTCACCTCAATTCAACGCAGCTATCGAGGCTAAGGTAACCGCAGAGCAGAATGCACTCGCTGCAAAGAATAAGCTCGACCAAGTGAAGTACGAAGCAGACCAGACTGTTGCATCAGCAAAGGCTCAAGCAGAATCTATCCGCCTCCAGTCAGATGCTGCTAACAACGACAAGTACGTCAACCTTAAGAAGATTGAAGTACAGCTTGAGATGGCAAAGAAGTGGGATGGTAAGCTCCCTGTCAATATGTACGCTGGAGCACCATTACCCCTTCTCAACGTAACCCAGTAATCATATGAAGAACAACTTGTTCGACACACAAGTGCATCAGATGATAACGTTAACAGCAATATTCGCCATCATATACTCGGGAATTATTATTTATCAGTTCTTACCAATCAGCGTTACCCTTATTAAATAAAAAAAACATATGGACCAGGACATAGACACAAAGCTGAAAGCTCTAAGTAGTGACATAGAGGAACAGGAAGCCTACCTCGAAGTCGCTACCATACAGCTCGACGAGGCTCAGAAGTGGTATGACAGGATTCAGTCTGAGCTTTGGCAAGCACGCAGGGAGTATAATGATTATCTACATGAGCTCCAATCCATCCCTTTCTGAAATACTGTTGCCTAAGGGCTACCTATCGTGGTCAGGCATGAGCACATGGTGTCGCTCTCGTGAGAGCTACCGTAGGCACTACTACCACAAAGGGGATAGTACGGTCACTCCAGCAATGGAGTACGGCTCAAAGATATCAGACCTCCTTGAGAACCACCCAGAAGACCCACTTGTCAGAGAGATACCAAAGTATATGCAACCTGAGTATCCATTCAATGTCACAGTTGATGGGGTACCAATATACGGTAAGATTGACTCGTGGGACCCTCTCGGTAAAGTTTTCCTTGAGTACAAGACAGGCATACGACCGTGGGACAGGGTGAAGGTGCACAAGCACGAACAGCTCGACTTCTACGCAGTAGCAACAGGAGCTAGGTCATGTGACCTTGTGTGGCTACAGACAGAAAAGGAAAACAGGACGTGGGGCGAGATGGTATCAACGGACGTTGAAATAAAGCTCACAGGGAAGATGGAGATATTCCATAGAGACTTCACTGAGGCAGACATAACATACATGCGATTGAAAATACGCCGTGTCGCAGAAGAAATTACCGCCGATTATAAGTCTTATTTAGCAACCCTATGACAAAAGATACCGTAGTACGCATTATCCTTAGAAACCGTTACGAGCCAGTGGCTGCCGCAACAGAGCGAAGGGAGAAGATTAAAAGGATTCAAGAAGCTCTCAAGAAGAATCTCGACCGCAAGGTTGTACCCTTCACAGAAGCTATCTGCCACATTATTGATAACTACAACATCTAGTATGAAAAACAAAAAAGTAAAATCAACTCTACGTAAACTCTCTAAAAAAGAGGGTGAGCAAATAGTCAATGTTCTCTTTAAAAGCGCAGCGGAGGACATGCAAGACCTCCTTAACGTGGCTCAGACCAACACTATGGAGGCCGTTGTTAAGAACCTCTCGGACCTCCGTGCACGAGTCTACACCAAAGGTGTCCAACTTAATAAGACCACCTTTCGTGCAGACTTTGCACTGGTGCTCTCGCTCGTTGCGATTACTCTTTCGGTCGCTTCACTCATATGGCGTTAGAGTACACCGTACTCTTTTGCAAGTATTGCAAAAAAGCCATACAAAGAGTGAGTACAAGAAAAACAGGTACTTGCTACGATTGCAAGAGAGAAAGAGTAAGGAATTACAATCCATCGAAGAAGATGTTACGAGAACGAGCGGCTGCGAAGTTGAAACACTCATCTCAGTAGCCGTTGCTCTCGGAGCAACAATAGTCAGTTTACCAACTAATTTATTTTGTTAATTTATGTTTCAGAACACCACACAGCTTAAAGCTGACCTAATAGATGCTAACGCCAAAATCAGTAACCTTCAAGCAGAGCTAAAGAAAAAGGATAAGGTTATTCAGGAGTATGTTGACTCCCTTGAGAAGGAGCGCAGAGATGCTACTCGTGCAAACGAAAGGTATGCGTATGAAACCAGCCTCCTCAACGAGCGTATGGAGACAACTATTACCAAGAAAGTTGACGAGAGGATAAAAGCACAGATGGAAAAGCTCAACGAGTCTCTTAAAACCGCTGCTGTCAACGCTAAGGAGGTCGAAATGTACAAGGGAGCATTCCGTGAGATGGGTCTTGACGTCAAGGGCATTAAGGAAATCACCATGAAGCTCGTCGAGGCTGTCGGCAACCGTGCAGACGTCCACATTGTAAAGTAATGGTATGGGTACGACACTAGGTTCACTTAATGGTTTTCCTGTTGAAAAATATATGGGACCAACTTCACTGGGTTCTATTGGTGAGTACGGCTCAACTACTTTTAGTCGATATTACGCCCCAGTCTTACATAACTCATTACAATACAATATGGATAGCGCAGAAAAAGTATTCGCTCACGTTTGTAAATATTATGATATTGGTGGAGACAAGTGGATTTACTTTGACTCAAGTAATGGCGAGTTGATAAGAACCTACGACTACAAGGCACAACCAGGTCATATGTACAGAGTACCAGAGTCGATATTCATGGCTGCGGGGACAAACCCACAAGAAATACGAAGAGCAGCAAGAGAGTACTTTGGATTCGGCAGACCTGTCGGAGCAGTTAAACCAAAAGAAACACCCAAAACAAAGGAAGAACCCAAGACAACAGACCCCACAGGGTACACACCAGAGACAATCGTTAATTATTACTTAAATAAAGCACGTATATATGCGAAAAACTAAAAAGATGCTTGAGGAGGAAGTGGCACTTATAACTACAGAGAAGGATGAGTTGCAGAAGAAATACAACAATCTTGTTTCTCAGCTTGAAACCCTCCTTAAGCAGAAGAAGGTTGTTAACCTTAGACCAGAGATAGTAATGAAACACACTCTTTCCACTCTTGACAGACTTATGTTCTGGAGAAGTGTGAACATTCCACCACCTAATGTGTGTATCATGGCGGATGACATCCACCTTGCTGGTATGACCTTGGGGAACTTGAACTGTCATTCTGGAGTTGTCCACATAAAAGACCGTATCAATATAAAGGACGGTATCAACTTACAATAACGGTGCTATAATTAGTGGATGGAGTTACTAACCACAGCAATAACTTTTCTTATGGGGTCTGGTGTTGCTGGTGGTGGTATCTTGGCTTATCTTAAGTACTTTCACGATATTGGTACTGAGCGTAGGTCGTTCACAGAAGCAGAGCTTGAGAAGTACCGCACGGGCTTCGAGGCTCTCTCACAAAAGGTTCGAGTGTTGGAACTGGCAGCGGTCCCATCTCCTGCCCCTGAGTGGAAGAAAGACAGTAAAAGGCGGTATAAGTACGTTTCTCCGTCATACGAGATAATGATGCTCTTACCACTCGGTCTTGACTTCTACTCAGTACAGGGGAAAACAGACGACGAAATCTTTGGTAAATACCCAGACTTCGTGAAGGTTCTTAAGGACATAGACGACGAGGCACTCCACTCCCCTACACGCATCGCCGTCAGGAGGGGTATTGTGTTTCCAGGCAAGAGGGATAAATCAATCATCATTAAAGAGATAGCCCAATCGAACGACCGAGAAGCATTTTACATAGGCCGTGCATACCCAGAAACTCTTTTTGACATCCGTTAGTTTCTGTATTTGGTTACATTAAACCACTTGCACGATGATGATGAGGATGATATACTGTACTCATATCAGTTAACTTATAACCGCCATATGAGACTAACAAAAGATGGGATGGATTTCTTTGGAGTAAGGTCAGATGAAATTAAAAGAACATGGTCAGCAGTTGGTAATGGTTGGTACGTTAGTATCAACGACAACGGAGTTTTTAGAAATATCTGTAACTCAGCTCTTGAGTTGAAGTGTTTTATTGATGCTGGCCTCATTACCACTTATCCAGTAAGAGCACAAAAACGACATGATTAGCATACTACATTTTTACGCCTATGACGACGAAGAATTGGAAGCAAAACTCAACGAACTTGTAGGTAGCGGAAGACTTATAAGCGTTAAACATATTCATGACAATAGGTACGAAATTATTGTTCAAACAACATCCTAGTATGAAACCAACAACCTGCCCAACGTGTGGCCATGTATGGAAGTCACGAGTACCCAAGCCACTCTCGTGCCCAAAGTGTAAGAAGTACTTTAAAAACTAACTATGGAAAACAAAATTATAGCAATACAAGCTGCAATATTTGCCGTGTGTGGAAATGAGATGTTTGAAGTAATGTGTGACTGCCATTTTACTGATGAGCAACACGAAGGCCCTTGCCGTATCGACAGAAAAGAAATCCACCTCGGGAATTTGCTCAAGACCATTGGCATCAAAGACAGAACAAATGGTATCGGGTGGTACGGCATAGCCGACGACGGGAGCTTGCTGTTCCTAACGGAGTACGCAGGAAAGTATGACAGAGGAGACGTATCACTGGTCGGACTTACTTATGACCTATCAAAGAGCTTCGACGAGAACCTTAAGAACGAAAAGCTCGTTGAGTTTCTTTATAAGATAGACGGCTTATATACCAGACCAGGCAGAGGTAAGCCATCACTTGCGTTCATGCACAAGTCACACTTCGACCTTATACCAGAGTTTCAGAGACTCAAGCGACCAGAGAGCGACATG